ACCGGATGGCCGCGCGATTTTTTAGTGCTCCGCAATCTCTCATCCTCCAATCATAACTCTCGCTGAAAGCTTAAATAATAGTATAATGCATTATAAGTACTTAGTCTCCAAGTTTCTCTTTGCACCATGTGGGATCCACTTTTGAACCAGTTCCCGGAGACTGTCTTTGGGTTGAGATGTATGCTTGCGGTTAAGTATTTGCAGTTAGTCGAGCGTACGTATTCACCCGATACAGTAGGTTACGAGCTTATTCGTGATCTGATCTCTGTAGTCCGTGCTCGGAAGTATGCCGAAGCGACCACTCGATATGAGCATTTCAACGCCCGGATGGAAAGTACGCCGTCGGTTGAACTTCGACAGCCCGTATGCCCGTGCCGCTGTCCCTCAGATTGTCCCCGTCATCTCAAAGTCTCGGGCGTGGGCCAACAGGCCCATGAACAGGAAGCCCAGGATTTACAGAATGTACAGAAGTCCGGATGTTCCTAAGGGGTGTGAGGGTCCGTGTAAGGTCCAGTCATTCGAGTCTAGACATGATGTAGTTCACATTGGTAAAGTTATGTGTATTAGTGATGTAACTAGGGGTACTGGTTTAACGCATAGGGTAGGTAAGCGTTTCTGTGTTAAGTCCGTCTATGTGTTAGGGAAGATATGGATGGATGAGAATATCAAGACTAAGAACCACACTAACAATGTAATGTTCTTTCTGGTACGTGACCGTCGTCCTGTTGACAAGCCTCAGGATTTTGGCGAGGTCTTCAACATGTTTGACAACGAGCCAAGTACTGCAACTGTGAAGAATGTTCATCGTGACCGTTATCAGGTTCTTCGTAAATGGCATGCTACGGTTACCGGTGGGCAGTATGCTGCTAAAGAACAAGCTCTCGTGAAGAAGTTTATTAGGGTTAACAATTATGTCGTTTATAACCAGCAAGAAGCTGGCAAGTATGAGAACCATAGTGAGAATGCTTTGATGTTGTACATGGCATGCACCCATGCCTCCAATCCAGTGTATGCAACTCTAAAGATACGAATCTATTTCTACGATTCGGTCACCAATTAATAAAGATTTAGTTTTATTATCATTGAACTTTGTACATATATTGTTTGCGTTAATACATTCCACAGTACATGATTCACTGCCCTAATTACATTGTTTATGCTAATTACACCCAAACTATCTATAAATTTCAAAACTTGGGTCCTAAATACCCTTAAGAAACGACCAATCTGAAGGTGTGAGGTCGTCCAGATGCGGAAGGTTAGGAAACATTGGTGAATCCCCAGTGCTTTCCTCAGGTTGTAGTTGAACTGTATTCTTGCCGTTATTATGTCGTGGTTCGACAGAAAAGGCCTGCTGTGGTGGTCTGTCATCTTGAAATATAGGGGATTTGGAACCGTCCAGATAAATGCGCCATTCTCGGCTTGAGCTGCAGTGATGTACTCCCCTGTGCGTAAATCCATGGTTGTGGCAGCCAATGGCCAGGAAATAGGAGCACCCACAATCAAGGTCCACTCTCCTCCGTCGGAACCTCTTCTTGGCTCTGTTGTGCTGAACTTTGATGGGTACCTGAGTAGAGTGGGCTCCTGAGGGTGACGAAGATCGCATTTCTTTGAGCCCAATTTTTGAGTGCGATGTTCTTTTCCTCGTCTAAGTACTCTTTATAGCTCGAATTGGGCCCTGGATTGCAGAGGAAGATTGTTGGTATCCCGCCTTTAATTTGAACTGGCTTTCCGTACTTCGTGTTTGATTGCCAGTCCCTTTGGGCCCCCATGAATTCCTTAAAGTGCTTTAGATAGTGCGGATCGACGTCATCAATGACGTTATACCATGACTCGTTGCTGTACACTTTAGGACTCAGATCTAGGTGTCCACAAAGGTAATTATGCGGACCCAATGACCTGGCCCACATCGTCTTCCCCGTCCGACTATCACCCTCAACGACAATGCTCACCGGTCTCAGGGGCCGCGCAGCGGCATCGACAACATTTTCTGCAGCCCACTCTTCGAGTTCTTCTGGAACTCGATCAAAAGAAGAAGAAGAAAAAGGAGAAATATAAACCTCCAACGGAGGTGTAAAAATCTTCTCTAAATTGGCATTTAAATTATGATATTGTAATACAAAGTCTTTAGGGGCTAGCTCCCTAAGTATTCTAAGAGCTTCCGACTTGCTTCCCGCGTTAAGTGCTGCTGCGTAAGCGTCGTTTGCTGTTTGCTGTCCCCCTCTTGCAGATCTTCCGTCGACCTGGAACTCTCCCCATTCGATTGTGTCTCCGTCCTTATCGATATAGGACTTGACATCGGAGCTGGATTTAGCTCCCTGAATGTTCGGATGGAAATGTGCTGACCTGGATGGGGATACCAAGTCGAAGAATCGCTGATTCTGGCACTTGTATTTCCCTTCGAACTGGATGAGCACGTGTAGATGAGGTTCCCCATTCTCGTGCATTTCCCTGCAGATCTTGATGAATTTTTTATTTGTTGGGGTTTCTAGGTTTTTTAATTGGGAAAGTGCTTGTTCTTTGGTGAGGGAACATTTGGGATACGTTATAAAATAATTCTTCGAATTTATAAGAAAACGTTTGGGAGGCATGTTGACTATATAGAGGACCCGATTGACCGCTCTTGCAACTCTCCCCTGTATATTGGGTCTCAATATATAGTGAGACCCAAATGGCACGCTCGTAATTTTTTAGTGAAACTCAAAAATCTAACGCTCCAAAAGCGGCCATCCGTATAATATT